GCAAAACCCGCAGAGCTTCGTCGCTTCGCGCGTCTTTCAGAACGTGCCAGTTCAGAAGCAGTCGGACAAATACTTCACGTTCGACCGCTCCTATTTCAACCGCAACGGCGCTAAGAAGCGCGCTGCCGGTGCTCGCGTCTCCGAGGTCGGTTACGCTATCTCAAACGACAGCTATTTCTGCGAAGAATATGGCGTTGCGATCCCGATCCCCGATCAGGTCCGCGCTAACGCAGACGCAGCCGTTGATCCCGCTCGCGCAGCCGCCGAGCTGGCGACCCACCAGATGCTCATCTCAAAAGAGAACGACTTCTCGTCGTCCTTCTTCACGACCGGGCTATGGGCCACGGACATCACTGGCGTCACATCTTCGCCTTCAACCAATCAGGTCATCAAATGGTCTGACGCGACCTCGGGCGACCCGATCGGCAACGTCCGCACCGGCATTGACACAATCTTGGGATCGACCGGCATCAAGCCGAACGTGATGGTCATGGGCCGTCAGGTTTACTCGACGCTGATTGATCACCCAGACGTGCAGGGCCGCATCAACGGCGGCGCGACCACCGCGCAACCGTCGATTGCCTCGCTGAACCTGCTCGCGCAGATCTTTGAGGTTGATGAGGTCATGGTCGGCGAGGCAATCCAGAACACCGCAGCAGAGGGCGACACCGCCGCTCACTCGTTCATTCTGGGGAAAAAGTGCTTGCTGACCTACCGCCCCGCAGCGCCGAGCATCATGACGCCGGCAGCGGGCTACACCTTCTCCTGGGCGGGCTATCTTGGCGGCACGAACGAATACGGGTTCGTCGTCGACACCAAGCGCCGCGACGAGGAAGATACCGACGTGATCCGCGCTCGCGCGCACTACGATCACAAGCTGGTGTCGTCGTCGCTGGGCTACTTTTGGGACGCAATCGTCGCATGAAGACGCTTGAGCAACGATCTTTCCAGAAATCGGAGCCGCTCTTTGCGTTCCGCGCGTTCGTGGCTCACGGGCGTCGGTTTAATCGCGGTGCGGCGTTTGATTGGCAAGCCCTCGGAATTGCCGCAGAGAAGGTCGAGCTCCTATTCCGAGCTGGCAAGGTGCGCCATTATCAGCTCGGAAATCCTGAAATCGACCTCAGTGAAAACGGCCTCGGCGAAAATATTGCCGAGGACGCCTTGGAACCTGCACCCGTCAAAAAGACGCGAGCGAAAAAGGTGACAGAATGACGTGGACCTACGGGGGAGCGCCCGGCACAACGAGCGCAACAACGCGGCGTGATGCCGTGCGCCTCCTCGTAGGGGACACGGACACGACCGATCAGCAAGTTAGCGACGAAGAGATCGCCTTTGCGCTCTCGCAGGGCTCCGACGACGTCTATGTCGCGGGCGCGGTCATATGCCGAACACTCTCCGCAAAATATGCGCGCCTTGTCGATAGCAGCGTTGAAAGCGTCTCGTCGTCCTACTCGCAGCGCGCGGCGCAATACGCCGAACTTGCGGTGCGGCTTACGAAAGACAGTAAGCGGCTCGGATCCGTCGGGCTCGGCGTTCCCGACGCCGGGGGGATGTCAATTTCTGACATGGCCGCAGTCGAGACAGATCCGGATCGCGTTTCGGGGGCGTTTCGGATCGAAGAGTTCACGAACCCCCCGCGATTTAGCAATCCCCTCGACGAGTATTGATCCATCATGGCAACCAGCGCGCAGATGCAAAAGGATGTCGTCGCGCTCCTCCGGGATCACGGCTATGACCTCACGTTCCGTCGTCCGAATAATGCCGGATCTTATGACCCGGCGACGGGCACGATTACCGGCGGCTCGAACAGCGACGAGACCGTTCGCGCAATCTTCCTAAATTACTCGGCGGGCGACATTGACGGCACGCTTGTGCAGCGCGGTGACCGCAAGGCCGTGATCGCCGCGACCTACAGCGGGAACGCGATTTCCAAGACCCCGCAAATCAACGACGAGCTGCGCGGAGAGGGTGATGCTGTCCGCATCGTCTCAATCCAGACGATCAAGAGCGGATCTTCGATCCTCGCCTACGTCTGCCAAGCGAGGGAATGATGGCGAACGGTCAGATCCTGCAAAAGATCACGGTCGATCTGGACAAGCTAGCAGCGAAGGCGGGCGTCACTGTCGAGCAGGCTCGCAACGAATATCTAAACAAGCTTGCCGAAGAGGTCGTCAAGGGGACGCCGGTTAAAACCGGCAGGCTCAGGGCGTCGTGGTTCCTATCCCCGACGCTTTCCGGCGCACCGGGCGGCGACGTATCGGCAGAGCAGACCAAGGCAAAGACGGCGTCCCCGCTAACGATGGCGCGCCTATCTGGGCAGGCGGGCACGCTCGCGCAGCTTGACGGGTCGCTCTACCTTCTTAATGGGGCAAATTATGCGATTTTCGTCGAGGCGCGCACGCAGTTTCTGCGCAAGGTGCTCGCACGCTCCCGATCAATCGCGGCGGCGGTCGTGACCGAGATCAAAAACATCAGAGCGACGGGGATCCCATGACAGTGATGCAGAACATTCGCGCCGCGCTTGAGCAGCAGATCGCAAACGTCTCAGGGATCCCGTCTTCAAGCAATCGCGCTTGGGAGAACGTCAAATTTGTTCCGACGACCGGCACGTCGTGGGTCCGCATGGCGCTCGTGCCCGTAACCAGCCGCCCGGCGGTCATGGGCCCGTCGCCGCAGATCCGGCACGACGGATCCTTTTTCGTCACTTTGCACTTGCCTGAAGGCACAGGCCCAGCCGGTGCTGATGCTTTAGCCGACGCGATCCGCGCGGCATTCTCCGTCGACACCGGCCTGACGTCCGGCGGAACGACGGTTCGGTTCCGCTACGCCGAACGCAGCGTCGCCGTTCTCGACGCACCGTGGTATATCGTCACGGTGTCAATCTCGTGGTATAGTTACAGCAGCTCATAAGGAGGGCATATCATGCCGTTTGCACAAGGGGCCCGGACGCGGCTTTCATACATCGCAGAAGTCACCTACGGAACGACCCCGTCGTCGTCGCCGACATACATTCAAATCCCGTTCAACACGCACTCGTTGGACCTGCAAAAGACCCGCGTGCAGTCGAATATGATCACATCAGATCGGATGCCGTCGATTGATCGTCATGGTCAGCGGAGCGTTGCGGGCGACATCGTCGTCGAAATGCGTCCGTCTGATTATGATTGGCTCCTTGAGGGCGCGCTATTTGGGGCATTTTCCTCAAACATATTGAACACCGGCACAACCGTTAAATCCTTCTCAATCGAAGACGCCGCGCTCGACATCTCGCAATTTCGGACCTTTGAGGGGGTCATGGTCAACACGATGCAGATGTCGCTCGCGCCCAACGCGATGACGATGGCGACTTTTGGGCTAATGGGGCAGGACATGGCTCAAGCAGCAACTGCCCCCACGGGGTCCAGCTATACTGCCTATTCGACGAACGAACCATTTGACAGCTTTTCTGGGTCGATTACCGAGGGGGGGTCCACAATTGCTCTGCTTAATTCTCTCGATTTCACGCTCAACAATAACTTGAACCCGACTTATGTCTTGGGCTCGGCGCTGACGCCGCAAATGGAATTCGGTATGTCGACGCTCGAGGGCTCGATGACGCTCTACTATCAAGACGCCGTCCTGATCGCGAAGTTCTTGGCGGAGACCGAGAGCTCTCTCTCGATCGTGCTTGACGATCGCGTCGCCGGTAAAACCTACACGCTCCTGATGCCGCGCATCAAGATCAACGGCGCGGCAGTTCCGGTCGGCAACCCGCAATCCCGCTTGATCACGGTCCCATTCGTCGCTCTTAAGGACAGCACCACCGGGACTCAGCTTCGCATCACCCGCACGACGACGTAAAGGATAGAAGATGGACTTAAACGACCTTACGTTCCGGGACACCTACACCCACACGATCCTGCACCCGATTACCAAAGACCCCGTCCTGCATAAGGACGGGGCTCCTCAGACGGTCACGCTCTACGGCTCCGACAGCAAGGGCTACCGCAACGCTCTGGCCGAGGTGGCGCGTCTGGGCGTCGAAGATCCGGACGAGCGTCTGGTGGCGTTTCTGGCGCTGATTACGACCGCTTGGCACGTTTACGCCGGTGGAGCGGACGCGAAGATCGCAGACGCGCAAAAGGTCTATGGCGCGATGCCGCCCCAGATCCGCGACCAGATCTTCGGCGCGGCATCGGAGCGCGCCAATTTTTTCGCCGGAACCTCGACGGGCTCCTAAAGCACGCCGGGGCAAACTTTCAGCTCGCCCAGACTGACAAGGACGGGATTTCGCTCCGCACTCATTACGAGCACGTCGAGAAGACGAGCGGGATCCGACCACCAGAGCTCGACCTCCCAGAGCTCCCCAAGACGATGGGCGAGCTCTGGGAGACGTTTTTGCGCCTCCACCGCTCCCGGCAGGCCGACGCGCCGATAGCGTTCTCGGAGGTCTTAGCGTATAGTGAGCTAACCGGTCGCCGGTTTACCCCGCTCGAGGTGGACGCGATCTCCGCACTCGATGCCTTGTGGCACAAGGAAAGGGCGAAAAAATGGTTGACCTAATCACGCTCGGCGTCGAAGTTCAGACCACCGGCAGCGCGCAGGCGACGCAGGGGCTCAGCGCGTTCCAGAATGCCGCACAGGGCGCAGCTAAATCCGCCGACGTGCTCGAGGATAACATCCAACAGCTAAATGCGACGCAAGTCAAAGGCGCGGCTCCTGCAAAGGCAATGGCGAGCGCAGTCGGAGGCGTCGGCGCGGCGTTTAAGAACAATTCAGGGGCGATCCAGAACGCGAGCTTCCAGCTTCAAGACATTCTAGTGCAGATGGAGATGGGCGTCCCGATCACGCGCACGCTGGGGCAACAGCTCCCGCAGCTCCTCAGCGGGTTCGGGGGGATCGGAGCAGCGGCGGGCGTAGCGGCAGGCGCGTTCTTTGCGTTGCTTCCTTTATTGATCAACACAACAAAAGAGACGCGCACGCTAGAAGACGCGACGGATGCTCTTTCCGACAGTATCGGCGCGCTTAGAGACCTATCGACCGAAGCAGCAAGTCTAGACAAGCTCGCCGAAAAATATGGGACGGT